GAACTTTAACAATTAAGCCAGGTAACCTTTGTAACCTTAGTTGCAGGAGTTGTAATCCCACTGACTCTAGCCAATGGGTGTCTATGTTAAACCGGTTACAAAAAAAAGGTGAGTTAAAATTTATTGAAAACGAAAAAAACACAGACATGAGTGATGCACAAATACAAGACATTATCAACTACTCAGAAAATTTACAAAGACTTGAGATTTTTGGTGGTGAACCATTCTATCATAAAAGTGTCAGACAAAAATTACTACCAAAATTGATAGAAAAAGGACACAGCAAGGACATTACCCTATACTTCAATACCAACGGAACGCTCTTTGACGATGAAATTGCAGGTTTAAGTAAAAAATTTAAAAAATTAGAAATTCGGGCCAGTATCGACGGCACTTATGCCCAATTTGATTATCTCAGATACAACGCTAATTACGATCAAGTCATAGAAAACTGTAAAAAGTTTGCTGAACTAGATAACAGCAATTTTGAACTGGTTTGCACCATAAGTCCGTACAATTTTTTGTACTTAGACGACTATGAAGAACAATTCAAAGCATTAGGATGGACTGCATTCTACAACATGACGTCGGGACCTGACTACATGTTACTCTACAACATACCAGAAGAAGTAAAAAATAGCATAAATTTATCCAGTAAATTTAAGGAATTTGAAACCTACATAAAAACCAATAAATCAAACCCTAAAGCATGGGAGAAATTTGTGGCAGTGACAAAAACGCTTGATGCGGATCGGAAACAAGACTTTAAACAGGTTTTTCCTCGGTTCTATGACCTTGTTAGAAACCATTTTTAACAACACTTAACGCACCAATGATGCTAAATAACACTAATATGATGAATTTCAAAAACTATCTTACAGAATCAGCAAAACAGTACGACTACAAAATCAAGGTAGCGGGTCCGATAAGCGATGATTTTAGCAATAGGCTAGAAACAGCGTTAGGTAAGTTTGAAGTATCAAAAATGTCCGCTGGGAAAACATACCCAATCCAGGAAACACCGTTAGATTTCCCACAAATAAGCAATATGGAAGTGACAATATTTGACGCAACAACAAATTATCCGTGTTCAACACACGCGATGCAAGAATATCTTGCTGATTACATGAATATGCCAAGCAATCAAGTAGTTGTTAGACGACCAGGAGAGCCAACTGAAGAATATCAAGATCAAATGAAAGCGGCAACACAGTCTGAATACAAAAATAAGTTAATGGATCTAGAATATAAAGATTCTCCAAAAGTAAAAGGCGAAGACTTTCATTCTACAAAGGCAAACATGAGCCTTTTAAAAGAATTACTAAAAGACAGAGAAGAAAATAAAGATGCTCCTAAAGAAAAAGAAAATATAATGAGCAAAGAAGAAGAATCAAAACCATCACCAGTACAGGCCGCTCACAAAGGACCTGTAAAAGGCAACCCAGACCCAGCAGGAGCAAGATAATCATGGAAATGTTAGATGTATTAACAAAGTTAAGAGAAATAGCACAAAGCAAACCGGAACTAGTAAAAGACGCATTGGAAAACGTTGAGAGAACAAATCCAAAAGACGTCAACGAAGGTGCCTTGAAACAGGCTATGCATGATGATGCGGAAAAAATGAGCAAGGAAGAATTTTTGAAAAAATATCCAGGATCTGAAAGTTTTTGGCACAGTATAAATGGTTACGATGAATCAATAAATAAAAGCACTATGGAAAACAAAGAAAAAGAAGTTGTAAAAGAAGCAATCCAAATCACGACAGATTCACCTCAAGAAGCAGGTATGATGATGCAGATTTTAAAACTTGCAGGTGTTCAACCAGTAGACGCAAAAATGATGGGCATGGAACCAAAACAAGATATGGATCATGGTCATGACGATGATGAAATGGGCACAATGCAGATGGCTAAGATGAGAGACATGATGTCTTCACCGGATGATGAAAAAGCAGACGAAACATATTCAAATACGCCAGACGAAAAAACTCAAGACACAGATACTTTAGTCAATTTCCATTCAGGTGGCTTAAACAGACAAAAGGCAACATATCCAAAAGTTGCAAGTGGTGATAATCCTATGGCAATGGCCAAAGAAGACAAGATCACTGAAGAAGAATTAGCAAACAGTCTTAGAACACAGTACGAAAGTTTCAAACAAGCATATCAAGAAGCGGCAAAGCCAGACTACATCGACTTAGATAAAGACGGCAACAAGACCGAGCCAATGAAAAAAGCGGCTAAAGACGCCGAAGCGAAAAAAGACAAATAAGTTACTTTTTCGACACCGTAAATATCCATTAAATAGTTTACTATGGCTTACGTAAGTTTAGATAGCGACCAAATCAAGAAGGCGAATAAAAAACACAGATACACCAAATCGCAGGTCGAACAATTAGAGAAATGTATGGATCAAAAAACCGGTCCATTATATTTCATGAAGAATTTTATAAAGATACAACACCCTACAAAAGGTTCTATGCCTTTTAAGCCGTACGTATATCAAGAACGATTGATCGAAAGTTACAACGACCACAGATTTTCTATTGCAATGTTGCCTAGGCAGACCGGGAAGACCACATGTGCGGCCGGTTACATAATTTGGTACGCAATGTTTAAACCTGACTCGCAAATTTTGATTGCGGCACACAAATATCAAGGTGCATCAGATATCATGTCACGTGTAAGATATGCATACGAAATGTTACCGGCGTGGATCAAAGCAGGAGTCAATCAATACAACAGGAATTCCATTGAATTTGATAACGGTTCAAAAATCATGGCAACTACTACTACTGAAAACACAGGTAGAGGTATGTCCTTGACAATGATATATTGTGATGAGTTTGCTTTCGTGCAACCACCTGAGAAGGCCGTAGAATTTTGGACATCATTGTCGCCTACTTTGAGTACAGGTGGTAAATGTTTAATTACATCAACACCAAACTCGGATGAAGATCAGTTTGCGTTGATTTGGAAAGAAGCACTGAAACGTTATGATGATTTTGGAAATGATAACATAGTAGGCACAAACGGTTTCTATGCCATGAAGGCTCACTGGAGCGAACATCCAGACAGAGATGAGGCATGGGCCACAGCAGAAAGATCAAGAATAGGTGAAGAAAGATTTAGAAGGGAACACGAATGTGAATTCTTAATCTATGACGAAACATTAATCAATAGTGTGAGGCTTGTTGAACTAGAAGGCGTTGATCCTATTTGGACACAAGGGCAAGTAAGATGGTATTCAAAGCCAAAACCTAAGCATACATATATGGTTGCATTGGATCCTTCACTCGGGACAGGAGGAGATTACGCGGCAATACAGGTAGTGGAACTACCAACATTTAAGCAAGTGGCAGAATGGCATCATAACATGACTCCTGCCAATCATCAAATTAGAATTTTGCAAGAAATCAACAAGTACATCAACGATACAATCATGGAACAAGATTCAACTGCAACTCCACAAATATTTTATTCAATGGAGAACAACACACTTGGCGAAGCGGCTCTTATGAGGGTCATGGATATTGGTGAGGAGAATATAAGTGGAATGTTTTTATCTGAGCCAATACGTAAAGGACACAGAAGAAAATTCAGGAGAGGTTTCAACACGACAGCAAAACATAAAATTGATGCTTGTGCTAAATTTAAAGAACTTGTAGAGAACAACAAACTTGAACTTAATTCAAAACCTTTGATATCTGAACTTAAAAACTTTGTAGCCACTGGCGTGTCTTACAAGGGCAAACCAGGCGAACACGACGATCTTGTGTCTAGTATGTTGTTAGCAACAAGAATGATGAAAGTATTAGCGGACTTTGATCCTAAAATATTTGAGCACTGGACTAATAGAACCTCAGAATATACGGCACCAATGCCTATTTTTGCTAACCTCGGAGTTTAAATAAATACTTCATATGGCATCAAGTACCACATCACAAGATCTGTTTAATAAGATTAGAAGCAAGTTTTCTAACCTTACTATCGGAAATGCTGAAGGAGAATCCACAGCAGATCCTAAAGAAGCAGTGTTTTTTGACTTTGAATTTTCGGAAGATGCAGACACTTTTGGTAGAATCTCTGTGTCTTTAGCAGACGGTGAATCTGTTAAAGTTTTTTATAATCAAGGATTAGTTGAAAAAATTGACGAGGAAGACAAGGCAGATTGGTTCGCATTTTTAAAAGAATTGAAAGATTTTGCAGTTACACATCAACTAGGATTTGACGTGCGAGATATAACAAAATCTAACCTAACGAAGCAGGATTATCAAAATCTTGCAGATGCAAACAAAACGGTAAATACTGACGCAATGTCAGAAGAACTATCAAGAATAACTAAACTAGCAGGTGTAAGCGAAGGCCTTACAGGTACGGCAAAACGTTCATACGAGAACCTAGACAAAACAAGATTAATTATTAGACACTCAGGCAAAGTTGATGAAGAAGTACCTGGTGCTAGATCAAGACAGATACAATCACTATACATTGAAAACGAAGACGGTGAAAGATTCAAGTATCCAATAACACACCTAGCAGGTGCGAGAGCGATGACTAGACACGTTGCAAACGGTGGAAGACCACACGATGAGTTTGGTGAACACATTATACAAACTTCAGAAGATATTGCAAAATTAAATTCATTTACAAGATATGTGTCAAATAAAGATCAATTAAATGATAGTGCTGGTGATATTATAGAACAAACAAAATTAAAATTAGAAAATTTAAGATCATACGTAAAAAACTTATCCAAACAATCACACTATGAAACTGCAAGTAAAGATTTCAAAACAGCAGACGACCTAGTACTAGATGACGAGACTGCAAATTCATACAAAGATAAATTTACACTAAAAAATTTAGATTCAAAAGTCGAAGAGGCGCTTCCGTTAATACATAAGATCATGAGCGAGATTCAAGCAACAGAGGAACAACCAGTAGCAGAATTAGATAAAGACGATAAACCTTTGTCAGACAAAGATGCAAAAATTCCGCCACCGGTTGATGCAGGACCAATTGTGCAAAGATACTTGACTGATCCTGAAAACAAACTAGTTCTTAGAAAAGATAACACAGCAGATCAGATGTTGCAGAGAACAAACTTTACAAACAAAAACACAATGTTAAGTTCAATACTTGGAGACATTGCGGCAAGGATGTTAACAAAAACACCGGACGAAGATAGAGTGGCAAACTTTGCTTCTAATGTTGCTGATGAGATATCTCAGGAAGGCGAACCGTTCTTCAAGCCAGACAGCAATTACATAAGAAATAAAAAGATTGCATTCCAACTGGCCAAAAGATACGTGGACGATTACAAAAAAATGAAGAAAGACCCAGACTATGTGTCTCAGGTTAGAATGGATCCTAACGAGTATGAACCTAAAAAAGACAGAACCGGGAAAGCCAAAGAAGAAATTGCTTTTGAAGGTTGGGCAGAGAATGTTTCTGAACAAAAACCATATGTGTCAATGTACAGAGGCGAAGACGGTAAAATGGTATATGATGTTTTAGATAAGGACGGTGAATCCGCTTACAAATCAAACGATTACAACACTGCAACAAAATACATGAACACAAATTTTGATACATTGGCTGGAAGAAAACCTAAGATGGATTCAGAACAACCAACTGAAGAAGGCATGGGCGACAAGATAGCAGACATGGCACAGAGCATGAGCAAAGACGAATTCATGAGCAAGGCAGACGAACTAGGTTTAACTCCAGAAGAAGCCGCAGAACACTACGAGAAGATGCAGGGCGGAGCACACGCTGGCAAATTCGAAGGTAATCAATTTGCACAGGCCGTACAGAAGGCCAAAGCGGCAGGCATGAAAGCAGGTGATAAGTTTAAAGTAGGTGACCAAGAATACACATTGAAAGATGCGATAGAATTAGCAGGCCTACAGTTAGATGAATTCTTTTCAGAAGAAGAAACTGCACAGACAGAACAACCTGAGACAAATGCAGAATTAGAGAGAATCAAATCTCTTTCAAATTACCAATAATATCCGTAGACATTAGATAAATATAGTTGTATATTATAAAAATTGCTTAATATACATTTAGGCACAAACATAGGCAACATAGGAGGCTTACATTATGGCTACATTGGCTGAAATAAGAGCGAAGTTAAAATCTCAAGAAGTGAATCGCTCCACTTCATCAACAGGCGGAGACAACGCCATTTATCCACACTGGAATATACAAGAAGGACAGGAATCTGTTGTAAGATTCTTACCAGATAAAGACGAAAGCAATACTTTTTTCTGGATGGAACGTGCAATGATTAAATTGCCATTCGCTGGAATAAAAGGACAGGCAGATTCGCGGCCTATACAGGTACAAGTTCCTTGTATGGAAATGTATGGAAAAACTTGTCCAGTATTAACAGAAGTCAGACCATGGTTCAAAGATAAGAGCATGGAAGACATGGGTAGAAAATATTGGAAAAAGAAAAGTTATATTTTCCAAGGATTTGTTACACAAAATCCATTAGCAGAAGAGACAACACCCGAGAATCCAATAAGAAGATTTATCATTGGACCTCAAATCTTTAACATCATCAGGGCGGCATTGCTTGATCCAGAAATGGAAGAATTGCCAACTGACAGTGTGAGAGGTGTTGATTTTAGAATAACCAAAACTTCAAAAGGTGGTTATGCTGATTATTCTACATCAAAATGGTCTAGAAGAGAAAGAGCGTTAGATGAGGCAGAAAGAGCCGCAATTGACAAATACGGTTTACACAACTTGTCTGACTTTAGACCAAAAGAACCAACAGATGCTGAAGTAAAAATAATTAAAGAATTATTTGAGCAATCTGTGGAAGGTGAGGCGTATGACCTTGAGAAGTATGGACAATACTATAGACCTGCAGGAGTAAGTGCAAGTCAAATATCTGTTCCAAAATCGAGTCAACCCGCACCAGTACAAAACACTGCGGCTCCGGTAAATGCTGAGGTAAAAGAAACTGCTCCAGCGACCGAGACTGCGACGGAGGCTCCAGCGGCTACTAACAGCACTGACAGTGCCAAAAGAGCAGAAGATATCTTGAAATTGATAAGATCAAGACAAAGCAAATAAAAATAAAATACCAATGACCGTATTGATTGACAGTACGGTCATAAGGTAGTATTATAAGAGACAAATTATGACAAAACCATTTGACGTAACAAAATTTAGAAAGAGTATAACAAAATCAATACAAGGACTTGGCATAGGATTCAGCGATCCTACAGACTGGATCAGCACAGGAAACTTTGCCTTGAACTATCTTATTTCTGGCGACTTCAACAAAGGGGTACCACTAGGAAAAGTATCTGTACTTGCAGGCGAATCAGGAGCAGGCAAGTCTTACATAGCATCAGGTAATATCATTAAGAATGCACAAGAACAAGGCATATTTGTAATCCTAATTGACTCTGAGAACGCACTAGATGAACAATGGTTACAGGCTTTAAATGTTGACACATCAGAAGAAAAACTTCTTAAATTAAGTTTGTCAATGATAGACGACGTCGCAAAAACAGTTTCTGAGTTCATGAAAGGTTATAAAGAACAACACTCTGAGGCAAAAGAAACAGCACCGAAAGTTTTATTTGTAATAGATAGTTTAGGAATGTTGTTGACTCCAACCGATGTTGATCAGTTTGAAAAAGGAGAAATGAAAGGCGATCTGGGTAGAAAGCCTAAGGCACTTACGGCTTTAGTACGAAACTGTGTTAACATGTTTGGTAGTTGGAATGTTGGATTGATTGCTACTAACCACACATACGCTTCGCAAGATATGTTTGATCCTGACGATAAGATATCAGGTGGACAAGGTTTCATTTATGCGAGTTCAATAGTTATTGCGATGAAAAAATTAAAACTTAAAGAAGACGAGGCCGGAAATAAAATATCAGAAGTAAGAGGAATCCGAGCGGCATGTAAGGTTATGAAAACACGTTACGCAAAACCTTTTGAATCCGTTCAAGTAAAAATTCCATATGATACCGGAATGGATCCTTACAGTGGTTTGGTTGATCTTTTTGAGAAAAAAGGTTTGTTAACTAAGGCAGGTAACATGTTACAGTACAAATCTTCTGACAACAAAGTAATTAAAGAGTTCCGAAAAAACTGGACTGGTGATAAATTAGATGTAGTTATGAAAGATTTTCATAACATAACAAACCAAGACCAGGAGAATACCGATGACGGAGGAACAGATGACGCCTGAACAAATTGAAGAAATTTGGATATCAGTTGCTTCATACCTACCCGAGAGAGTAAAACTTGATTGTGCTATTGACTACGTCAAGACGCTTATTGACGGTGGAGTAGATCCGGAAATACTGAAACAAAGCGGCGAGTATGAT